CCTTGCTGTTATATATCCAATTGCAGGAACTTCAAACTCGCAGTTTGTTATTAGTTGTAATGCGTGTTCGTTTCTTAGAAAGGCATCAGCTAATCTTTCTGCATCTCTCTTTTCTTTTATTGTAAACACTCTGCCATGTTCTTCCTTAGCCAACTTGTAAGCCTTTGTGTTCTTAGATTGTACATCTACAAAGATTTGCTCCTCGAATAATTTAGGCTCTAATATACAGGCATGAAAAAGCCAACCATCCCTAAGACCTTGCGTAGAGGGAGAGCCATACTCCATAATGTATTTGTATTTCTTAGGACTATCTAAGAGTAGTTTGATTGATGAGGAGCTTAGTGCAGCTTTGCCCAAGTAGTCGTAATAGAAATCATCTGATTCCATTAGCTTTAGTATCTCATCCTTTGTAAAGCGTTCTCCGTTTAAGAGTTCAATACTATCCATAGTGTAATAAGTATTAAGCCTAAGTAACTAAATGCTAAGGCTTTCATTTTGTTTTCGTAGTTTCTCATTTTCTTTTTCTGCTTTTCTAGCTCTTTCTATAGCTCTGTTTCTTGTTAGTCTATATTCTGAAAGTGCTTGTTTATATAATCGTATGTTGTTTGAGTATTCTTGAAAGTAAAAGACAACCCTAATTAAAGATTCGGACATCTTTTCTAAATTCTTTGTTTTTCTTTTATCTAATTGGGAGGAAACAATAGATGTTAAGAAATTTAAATCAGACCAAATCTCTAAGTCTTTAAGGTTGTCTATCTTTTTATCCACAGTAATTCTTAGTCCAACATTCAAAAGTTTCATTCCATACCATAGGCTTCCAATTAGGGTCAAACTCTGACCTCCAAGCAAAAGTACCTGTAACTGCATAATCTTCTAAGATTACTAATTCGTCTATAAGTTTTTTCATATTATTTAGTTTTGGTTAAAAGATAGCATATCCACCACGCCATACATATTCTTTATTTTCTCTAATTAGTTTTATAGTCTGTGATTTAGTACCTGCAACTATATCTACAAACTTATTATCATCTGATGTGTAAACACAATAGAATGGCTTACCTAATTTTGTACCATCTGTTAATCTATCCCACTCTTTTGATATAAATACTTCTGTTCTCATTTTATTTAGTTTTAGTCAATAATGTATCTTACTTCTGTTCTTAATTGCTCAACTGTAAAGTTATCATAATAACTCATATCCATTGAGGGTTTCATTCCTTTAATAAAGTCAAGTAAATCTTGTCTTTCTTTGTTTTCTTTACTGTCATTAAGAGGGTAAAATAAATCAAAATATAGTTTATCTGCTTTCATAATATTTAGTTTTTGTTATTAATTATACGGCAATTTAGTAAAAAATATTATATAAACAAATGTTAATTACTTTTTTTTTCAATTTTTTTTATTTCTTCTCTGTTAGAGTGCGTAAATTTTTTTTAGAATCTACACTTTTTTATATCCCATTTATGTCCTAACTTATTCAAGTAATCTATTACATTTGTTCTGTCAATTACTGTCCATTTATTGTTGTAGTAGATTTGTGTTACCTCGCATTTGTCTAGTGGTATGTTTAGTTTGTCGTTATTGAAAGTGTGTTCTATTTTAAGAACTATAGCTTTTTCTCCCCACCTGTCTGCTATTCTTTGCAGAAGAAGTTTTTGACCTATTGGTATTTTGTGAAACTTATATTTGACTTCCATTAATATTAAAGCCTTATCATCAAACTCTAATACTGCATCTATGTCTGATGGATGCATCTTTTTGTTTTGTACGCCTGTAAAGTCTAAGACTTGTTTTATTCTGTTTCTATTCTTTATTAATGATTTCATACAAGTTTGTTAAGGTCTTTTATCCATCTTCTATAAATACTTCCGTTGCATGAGCATGGCTCTATGTATTTTTCAGGATGATAATATTTCTGGTGCAATTCACAAACTAACTTTATTTGTACTCTATTTAGTTCATGCTGCTTAGGTCGGTTGGTAAACTCTAACCATCTTTCTAAATCTTCTTCTACCATAGCTTTACTTTATCATCTAGTTTATTTTTTCTGTCCGTACACCCACAATCATCTTTTCCTAATTTCTTGGCTACCCAAGTAGCTATTCGTTTTCCGTAACCTAATGTTACTATGTTTATTATTTTTTCTAGTAGTGTTCCTAGTCCCATTGTATTTCGTTTTTGATTAATGATTTTACGTTTTTGTATGTGTTATATAAAGAGTAATAACTTATGCCAGATTTCTTAGATAGTTCTGCTATACTCATTCCCTCGCTTACTAAATCAAAGACCTTTTTGTCATACCAATATACTTTATCTAAGAGGTTGTCTAGTTGTTGCATTTTACCTAAGATGTCTTTATCGTTTGTTACTTCTTCTTCCTGTATAAACTTTTCTAAATAGTCTATGTTTACTTTTGTTATTTTCTTTTCTTTTCTACATAAATCAAGAAACAAACTTCTAAGAATCTTATATATGTAAAAATAATTTATTTGTGATTCATCATAATAAATATCTAGGCTGTTATTGTTTCGTAAGAGTGTGGCTAATTTCAAGTACATCTCTTGTGTTAAATCTTCGGCTGTTGTTTTATTACAACCAAAGCTCATACAGATTCTTACCCAATCTTTGTTCTTGCTAAATACTTTTTCTAGGGTTGTCAATGGTTAGTTGTTTCTTAGTTCTATACTTTATTAAATTCTTTCCTCCTACTTGAAACCCTACGTTATTAAGTATTGACTTAAAGAGTATTGGTTGCTCGTGATTTGTCGGTTTATAGCCCATCGAAATTTCTTTCACTTTGCAGACATAAAGCCTTGTGTACATCCAAGAATCTGGCGAGGAAATGTATCTATGTACCACCAAAAAATCATCAGACCTATTTCCGTTTACGGCACCACCCTCAGAATCTCCTAGCGTTGGTGGAGGCACTTGTCCTGAAAATTGATGATTAGCTGAGTGTTTTCTTCTCAGGCTTTCGGTTACTGCATGTGCGCATATCCAAGTAGATATATTATGTGTCTTGCAGAAAATTCTTATGTCAGTTAGTTGTACATAGTTGTACTCGTAACCATTAGTGTTTTTTAAGTCCTTTCTTAATGAGTTTATAGGGTCTATAAGTAAGCCATGATATTCCCAAGCATCTTTAACTTTAGTGGCTAACTTTAATAGTTGTTTATAGGTGTATTGTCTGTTAGTATCTACAAACTTAAAATGATTATACACAAAGTCTTTTGATTGTTCGTAATCTGCTTCTTCTATTTTGTTTATCGGTTTACCCTCTATAAATTCAATCAGCTTTTTTATGAGTTGCGTGGCATCATTTTCTGATGAAAAAACTAACCATCTTATATTGTGTTCTAGTGAGTAAAGCAACATAAGATAAAATGTGAAGTGTGTCTTTCCTACGTTGTTATGACCCAGAATAAAATTCATATTACCTGCTACGAAACGAAAGGAGCTGTCTATCTCTTTGTGTCCTAACTTTAAGGCTTCAGGAACTTTACCTTTACGGAAGTCGTTTAGTTTATTTATATGGTCTGAATAGTTTATTAGCATAAAAAAAGGGGGTACGAAACCCCCTATTGAAATTTAAAAATTAGAATGGTAAATCATCATCTCTGTCTGGGGATTGTGCCTCAACAGCTACCTCCTCTACAGCTTCTTGTATTCTCCATCCTTGTATCGAATTAAAGTATCTTAAATCGCCTTGAGGGTTTTTCCACTCTCTACCTTTTAAGTTTATTGACACTTCTACAAATGCGCCTTGCTTACAAAAGTTGGCATCTAGTAGACCTGCTTTGTCTTGCACAAACTCTATTAAGATAAATTGTGGGTATTGCTCTGCTGTTTTTAGTACTAGTTCTCTTTTTCTAAATGATTGACTTATGTCTTGTACATTTCCTATTTTTACTATGTTTCCTTTTACTTTCATTTTTATTTATTTAAATATACTCGTTTATGTTTTGGTACTCTATTGTATCTTACTCTTTCGGTGTGTCTGTCGATATTTGTGCTGTCTATTAGTTGGTTTTCTAAATCTATAATTTTGTATTTATATCTAACCAATAATCTCATAGCCTCATCTATCTTATGCACCTCCTGTCTATAACTGTCAAATATTTCGTTGTGTATTACCATAGCTTAACTTATTATCCAATTATAGAAGTGTTTAGCATCTTCTACGACACTTACTCTGTCTGATTGTGGTCTACTAGCATTAAACTCAGCAGCAGCCTTTAAACACGCTAATTTAGATATTGTAACATCTTTACTAGGTGCAGCTTGTGGCTGAGTGTAAACTAACTTTGCAGTTCCGTATTGTTTGTTTGTAACTTCGTATTCTACTAAGTCGCCTACTTGCTTTTTAAATTGACCTTTGGCTAAAAACTGATAGCTTATACCATCATCGAATGTTACTTGGAACTTGTTGAATGTGCCAGAACTATTTGACCATTCTCCTTTTTCTTGAATGTACTTAATTTTTCCTTTCATAATTATTTAATTGGTTTTGTAATTGATTAATTTTTTCAGCCATAGCTTGTACTCTTTGATAATACAATTCTATAAGCTGGTCTTTTGGTGTTTCCATAATTTAAATTTTTCTTAAAGTTATAAAAAATATTTTGATTTAAACTAATGTTAATAAAAAAAAAGAGGCTTACCGAAGTAAACCCCTCTAAAAACAAAGGAAAATTTAGGAGTATTGTTTTATTAAATCTTCTAAATCTTGATTGCTAAACTTTTTGATTTGTCTTGACATTGTGATTAATTCGTCTGCTGTTCCCTCGCCATAAGTCTTGTCTATGTATTTACCCATTATGTAGTTTTGACCACCATGAAACCCATTACATTTTTTGCATTGTGCGTGTACGTTTTGTTGATGCCAACGAGTAGAGTAGTGTCTGCGAGATACAAAGTGTCCTGCATCT